TACACCGTGAACCACTTCTTGACCGACACCAACGCTTGGTTCCTGTTGACTGACGTACCTAACGGTCTGAAGCACTTCGTGCGTTCGCCACTGTCCAATTCCATGGATGGAGACTTCGATACTGGGAACGTGCGTTACAAGGCTCGTGAGCGTTACAGCTTTGGTGTTTCTGACCCCTTGGGTATCTTTGGCTCCCCCGGAGCTTGATACTCAGGTATTCAAAAAGGGCCCTCCGGGGCCCTTTTTTATTGGGCGCGGCACAACCCACGCAGCTTTCCGGTATCAAAACTCTACGGCACCGAATTCTGAATTTTCAGAAATAGTTTGTAAATCACCGTCCATTGTGGTACAGTCGGGGTTCCAACTTCTGGAGCTTCCTATGTTTTACGTTTATGTCTACCGCGACCCCCGCCCCACCAAAAACAACCAGCCCGTATATGTGGGTAAGGGGACCGGCGACCGAGACCTGTCGCATTGGTCCCGTGGGTCGCACAACAAGCCGTTTCAGGATTTCATCGCACACCTTAAAGTGCGGGGCTTGGTGGCACCCTGCGAGCGCGTCTTTGAGACCGAAGTCGAGGCGGAAGCTTTCGCTAAGGAGGTTGAGCTGATTGCGCTTTATGGGCGGCGCAACACGGGGCGGGGCTCCTTGTTTAACCTAACCGACGGCGGAGAAGGCGCAAGCGGAACAATCCGTACGGAAGCACACAAAGAAGTGGATCGGTTGTTTGCGTTGCACCATTGGCAAGACCCTGAATACCGCGCAAAAATTGTTGCATCTCAAAAAGCCGTGCAAGGCACTCTAGAGGCGCGGGCCCTGAAGTCCGAAAACAGCGCCGAAGCGTGGGCCAATCCCGAGGTGCGGGAGAAACGCCGAACGGGCATCAAGCGGGGCCGGAGCACTGCCGAGTCCAAGGCCAAGACTAGCGCCCAAGCAAAGGCCCAATGGAGCGATCCCAAGTACGCTGCCAAGCAGACAGCCAACAACCAAGAGATCGCCAACCGGGCGGAGGTGAAAGCGGCCAAAGCTGCCGCTGCCAAAGCTCTGTGGGCTGATCCTGAATGGAAAGCAAAAATGATGGCCGCACGGAAGAAAAAAGTTGCAGCCCCGGTGCCCACCTGATATATTGCGCATACCCCCGGACTTTCCGGTGTATCTGACGGCTCCGGGCCGACGACATGCAGACAGACACACCTTAACTCGCATGTGAGGAATCATCATGGCAAATACTAGCTTCAGCGGCCCAGTCCGTTCCGAAGGCGGCTTCCAAACCATTTCCGTCAGCTCCACTACCGGCGCAGTCACTGTGACTAGCACATTGGGTGCGGCCACCAGCGTGGACAGCGTTACAGTTACCGCTTTCCTTGACCTCCCCGCCATCCTGACTTCTGCGCTGCCCACTGCTGCCGCAGCCAATGCAGGGCAAGTTCGCTTGATTAGCGACAACGGCGCTGGCAATAACGAATATTGCTTGGTCATCAGCACCGGCTCTGCTTGGGTTACTGCCGTCGGCGCAGCCCTGAGCTGATAGGAGCCCGTCATGGGTATGCAAACTGACGTTCGGGCCATTTCACTGGCCGCATCAGGTGCCGTCACAGACACCCGCGCTCGCGTGCGGGGCATGGTCATTGAGCCCGGCACATCTGCGGGCAGCGTGATTATCAAAGACGGCGGCTCTGGCGGAACTACGCTGTTCACCATTAACACCACCGCCAACGGCGAGACATTCAGCGTCTTGATCCCTGAGCAGGGAGTGTTGTGCTTGACAAGCGCTTACGCCACATTGAGTAACGCTAAAGTCACGGTGTTCTATGGCTAAGAAAAAAGGCCCCTCACTTGCGGTTGGCCGGGGCGAAAAGCTTCCGGTGTCCAAGGGCGCGGGCCTGACGGCCAAAGGCCGCGCCAAATACAACGCTGCAACGGGCAGTAACCTCAAGGCCCCGCAGCCGCAAGGTGGCCCCCGCAAGGCTTCTTTTTGTGCGCGGATGTCTGGGATGCCCGGACCCATGAAAGACGAAAAGGGCAAGCCCACTCGTAAGGCTGCTTCTCTCGCACGATGGAAATGCTGAAATGAAACACGAACTCTCCGAATCGTCAAAGCACGTCGTTGACGCACTGTCAGTCATAACGGTGCTCGGCACCCTAGTTGAAATGCTACCTTCAATCGCAGCAGTATTCACGATTGTGTGGACAAGTATCCGCATCTGGGAAACAGAGACCGTTCGCGGCTGGACTGGGAGGAGCAGCAAAAATGCCCTCGACGAGTAAAAAACAGCACAACTTCATGCAAGCGGTGGCCAACAACCCGTCGTTTGCGAAGAAGGTAGGGGTCCCACAATCTGTGGGCAAAGATTTTTCCAACGCGGACAAGGGCCGCAAATTTTCAAAAGGTGGCGATATGAAAGAATCTAAAGCGATGATGGCCAAAGAAGTCGGCTTCATGAAAAAGAAGGGCGCTCCCAAGTCCATGATTAAGCACGAGATGGCCGAAGCCAAGGGAAAGCCATTCGCCAAAGGCGGCGGTGTGACTCGTGCTGATGGCTGCGTCACCAAAGCTCACACAAAAGGCAAGATGGTCAAGATGGCCATGGGCGGCAGGGCCTGCTGATATGCGAGCCAGTCGCGGCATGGGGGACATCGCCCCTTCCAAAATGCCCAAAGGCGTGAAAAAAGCACGCCGGGATGACACCGACTTCACGCAGTACGCTGAAGGCGGTAAGGTCAATGCGGCTGGCAATTACACCAAGCCCAGTCTTCGCAAGAAGATTGTGTCTCAGGTAAAAGCTGCTGCAACCCACGGCACTGGCGCAGGTCAATGGTCGGCCAGAAAAGCGCAGCTTGTGGCCAAGAAATATAAACAAGCCGGAGGTGGCTATCGTGACTGAAAAGAAAAAATCCGACTACGAATACATTCTGGGTAAGGGCCGGGATATGGCCTCCGATGAATACCCGGAAGACAAGGACATTACTGTCTCAGCCGACGAGTTGGCTGCCGGGGCCAACCGGTATGTTGGACCTAGGGCATCTAAAGCAGGTGCTGGGCGCGGTAAGGTAAACCCGGTAAAGGGCAAAGATTTTGCTAAAGGCGGCAAGGTTTCGGCCTCTTCCCGCGCAGACGGCATTGCCCAGCGCGGTCGAACCAAAGGTCGGATGGTCTAATGAAAGCCCCGCAAAAATCGCTCAAGGACTGGACGGATGCTAAATGGCGCACCAAGTCTGGCAAGCCGTCGTCAAAGACGGGGGAGCGGTATTTGCCCGAAGCTGCCATAAAATCTCTGTCACCGGCTGAGTACGCAGCAACCACCCGAGCCAAACGGGCTGGCAAGGCCGCAGGCAAACAGTTTGTGGCCCAACCCAAGACCATCGCAAAGAAAACAGCAGGGTTTAGATAATGGCTACATCAGGCACCACAGCTTTCAACATGGACCTCACGGAAATCGTAGAGGAAGCTTTTGAGCGTGCCGGTGGTGAGTTGCGCACTGGCTATGACCTGCGCACGGCCAGCCGGTCGTTGAACTTGATGTTCTCCCAGTGGGCCAACAAGGGTTTAAACATGTTCACGTACGAGCAGGGCATGATCCCGCTCGTCGCGGGCACCGCCACGTACAACCTGCCAGCGGACACCGTAGACCTGCTGGAGCACGTCATACGCACGGGCGCGGGAAGCGCCTCAACACAGGCCGACCTGACCATTACCCGGATCAGCGTCTCGACCTACGCAACGATCCCCAACAAGCTGCAGCAAGCCCGTCCCATTCAGGTGTGGATTGAGCGTTTAGACACGCCCCGAATTACGGTGTGGCCGGTGCCAGATGACTCCCAACCATACGTCTTTGTTTACTGGCGGCTGCGCCGCATTCAGGATGCAGGGACAGGTGTGAACACCATGGACATGCCGTTCCGGTTCTACGAGGCCATGACGGCTGGGCTGGCGTACCATCTTGCGCTAAAAATCCCCGGAGCGATGGAGCGTTTGCCGATTTTGAAGCAGCAGTACGACGAGGCGTGGGATTTGGCCAGTTCTGAAGATCGTGAAAAGGCAGCTGTTCGGTTTGTGCCGCGTCGCATGTTTATTGGGACGCACTGATGGCCAATAGGTTCGCTTCCGGCAAGATAGCGATTGCAGAGTGCGACCGCTGCGGGCAGCAGTACAAGCTAAAAAAGCTGAAAACTGAGATTATCAAGACCAAAAAGTACGAGCTGTTGGTCTGTCCTGAATGTTGGGACCCAGATCAGCCGCAGTTGCAGTTGGGCATGTTTCCTGTGGATGATCCGCAGGCGTTGCGCAACCCTCGTCGTGACACCACGTATCTTGTCTCTGGGCCGAACGTTGCTGGCAATCTTTCTGGCGGTTCTCGGGACATTCAGTGGGGCTGGAGCCCAGTAGGTGGGGCCAGTAGTTTTGATTCGGCGTTGACACCAAATGACTTGGTGGCAGCGGGTTTTGTTGGTACAGTCACGGTAGTGACGACATAAGGAGTTCGACATGGACGCGAAAAAAGCAGTAGGCAAGCATGAAGCTAACATGCACCCCGGCAAAACGCCGACAAAGTTTGCCAAAGGCGGCAAGACCAATCTGCAAATGAAGCAGTTGGGTCGCGGCTTGGCCAAGGTTGCAAACCAGAAAAAATCGGTTCGCTCAGTCCCTAAATCGGGAGTTTAACCATGGCCAAATTCAGTCAAAAAGTGATGGGCAAGGAAGTTGGCGCTGCCAGCGTTTACGCCAAGCCGCACACCATGTCCGGCAAGCGCGTCACGGTCGAAGAAAACCCCGGCAAGGGGCCTAATCGCAGCCGCGCAGATACTGTCAACATGAGCGTTGGCAACATCTCGAAGTCCGATGGCGGCGCAACCAAGACCAGCGGCATCAAGATGCGCGGCGCAGGCGCGGCCACCAAGGGTGTTATGTGCCGAGGCCCAATGGCGTAAACCATGAACTACGTCGAGCTGAAAGAGAACATCGCCCGAATCTGTGAAAACGAATTCACAGAGGCTGAGTACGCGCTCTTCACAAAGCAGGCGGAGCAGCGCATTTACAACACGGTGCAGTTGGCAAACTTGCGCAAAAACGTCACCGGGTCGATCACTGCGGCAAACCAGTATTTGCAGGCCCCGGTAGATTTTTTATCGGTGTACTCTATAGCCGTCTACCCTGTCGCAGGTGGCGCGTATGAGTTTTTGCTGAACAAGGATGTCAACTTTATCCGTCAAGCGTACCCAAATCCGGCGACAACAGGCAAGCCAAAGCATTACGCCATCTTTGGTCCGCGCTCGGACGATGTAAACGAGTTGAGCTTTATTGTTGGGCCAACGCCGAACACCGCTTATAACGTAGAGTTGCATTACTACTACGTGCCGGAGTCCATCGTGACTGCGGGGGATACGTGGCTAGGGGAGAACTTCGACTCTGCGCTGCTCAACGGCGCTTTGGTTGAGGCGATCCGGTATATGAAGGGTGAGACCGATATGGTCAAGCTGTACCAAGATATGTACCTTCAGTCAATTGCATTGCTCAAGAACTTGGGTGACGGCAAGCAGCGGATGGACGCATACCGGGATGGGCAAGTGCGCATCCAAGTTAATTAACAGGAGGCCATCATGGCTATATCTCAAGCTCTTTGCTCGTCGTTCAAACAGCAGATTCTGCTAGGCGAACACGACCTCGACACGGACGTTATCAAGCTTGCGCTGTACACCAGCGCAGCGACCTTGGGCGCATCCACGACTGCTTACACCACTTCCGATGAGGTGGTGGGCACGGGCTACACCGCTGGCGGCAACACGCTGACAGGAGCCACGGTATCACTGACCGGCACTACCGCATTTGTGGACTTCTCGGACACCACATGGACGACTGCGACCATTACTGCTCGCGGTGCGTTGATTTACAACAGCAGCAAGTCAAACAAGGCCATCGCGGTTCTGGACTTTGGCGCTGACAAGACATCAACTGCGGGCTCGTTCACGGTCCAGTTCCCAACCAACGACAGTTCTTCTGCCATCGTGCGGATTGCTTAACGGTGCGTAGGTGGCTGATGCAATCGTAGCCTTTGAAGGGTGGAACGCTTCCGGCGTAGGCTGGGGCGACCAAGGTTGGGGTGTTGGTCACACAGATGTAACCGCCACTGGCGCGGTAGGTTCCGTCACGGTTACTGCCGGGGCCACTGTTTCCGTTACTGGTGTTTTTGCCACTGGCGAGATTGGCACTATTGCCGTCTCCGGTGAGGCCAATGTCCCGGTTACGGGTGTTCAGGCTACCGGTGAGGTCGGAACCGTTACGGTTACAGGCGCAGCCAACGTCTTCCCGACAGGTGTTGCGGCTACGGGAGAGATCGGCACCGTCACTGTTGCAGCCAGCGCGGTTGTGCAGGTTACAGGTGTCTCAGCCACTGGCCAGACAGGCGCAGTCACCGTCACCGGCACGGCCAATGTCTTTCCCACTGGGGTTCAAGCCACAGGCCAGATCGGCACAGCCACGGTCAGTGCGGACGCCAACGTCCCGGTAACTGGCGTAGAAGCCACTGGAGCTGTCGGCGCGGTTACGGTTACTGCTGGAGCCACTGCGGTGGTGTCTGGTGTTCAGGCCACGGGTCAGATCGGCACAGTCACCGTTACCGGCACGGGTGTGGTCACTCCAACGGGGGTTCAGGCTACGGGTCAGGTTGGAACCGTCACGATTCTCCTGTCCATTGTTGTACCCGTCACAGGGGTGCAGGCCACAGGGGCAGTCGGCAGCTTGGCGGTAATTGGCAGTGCAACAGTGCAGGTCACTGGCGTATTTGCTGTGGGTTTGGTAGGTACAGCAAACGTCTGGGGTTTGATTAACGACGTTCAAAACGCCAATTGGACCGTTATTACTGACACGCAAAGTGCCGGATGGACTTCAGTGAGTGACACGCAGTCCGCAAACTGGCAAAATATCAATGACGCTCAATCCCCCGGCTGGGCGCAGGTCGGTACAACTCAATCCCCGGATTGGCAGCAAACTGCTGCGTAAGGAAAATTATGGCAACGCAATATACCTCTCTCCTTGGTCTGGCTCTCCCAGTAACAGGCGAACTTTCCGGTTCGTGGGGCGATGTGGTCAACGACTCCATTACCTCTTTGCTGGATTCGGCCATCTCAGGAACCACCACCCTCAGCGCCGATGCTGACGTTACACTGACAACCACAACGGGTGCAGCTAACCAAGCACGTCAGGCCATTTTGCTGTGCTCCGGCGCTCGTACCGCACTGCGCACCATCACCGCTCCTGCGCAGTCCAAGATTTACACAGTCATCAACGCCACCACTGGCGGTTTCTCCGTCAAGATTGTGGGCGTAGGCCCAACCACTGGCGTGACCATCGTGGCAGGCGAGTCTGCTGTTGTTGCATGGAACGGCTCTGACTTCATCAAGATCAGCAACACTGGCGGTGGCGGCTCGTTCACCAACGTCACCATCTCCGGCACGACCACGCTGTCCGGCCTGACTGCTTCGACCGCTCTGGCACTGAACGCCAGCAAAGAAGTGGTGAGCGTGACCAACACAGGTACAGGCAACAACGTTCTGTCGGCCTCTCCAACTTTGACTGGCACTGTGGCTGGCGCTTCGTTGCAGCTCTCGTCTTTGACTGCCACTCGTGTTACCTATGCTGGCGCATCCGGCTTGCTGACCGACTCGGCCAACCTGACATTCAATGGCACTGACCTGACAGTCTCTGGGGCTGTGAACGCTGGCACGATCAACGCCACCACGCTTGACCTGACAAACCTTGAAGTGACCAACATCAAGGCCAAGGACGGCACAGCCGGGATGCAGATTGCTGACTCGACTGGTGCGGTGTCTTTCACTGCCAACCCGGTCATGTCCG